TTCCAAGTAGAGCCTTTGGATGATTGGTATACAAAAGGTGCGGTTGTAGATATTACAGATTATGTTGACACGGACGAAATTACAATTGAACGCCACAAACTTTACAAAGAAATATCATTTGATTACGAAAAGTCAGAAAGTTATTTAAACGAAAAATATTTTAATGAAACAACAAACGCAACTCGAGAGTTTGGAAGTGTTAAAGAATTATTTCCTAATTACGATGGAGGGGATTATAAAATAGACCTACCGTTTGAAAATATTTATTTTGTAAAAGAAGACATAACAGATGCTACTGAGCCGCCTGTTGCTTACTTGTTAAACGAGTCTACAGCTGTAGATAATTACGATAACAAACCTATATTGCTTTACTTAGACCAGTACCAATCTACTTCATTTTATTTTAACGATGGTAGCACAACAAGTTTACTAACGGAATATCGACCCTTGTGCAATCAAGTAACGTACAACAACGCTGTTTATTCTAATCATTTTTCAACAGAGCCCAGCGCGTTCAATGGTGTGACAATTAACAACTCTTTGTATTCAAAATATTACAATCCTTATTTGCAGAATTTATTTAACAAAAAGAACAGACTTACAAACGTTAAAGCGTTATTCCCTATTTCATTACTTACATCGTTAAAGCTAAATGATAGGTTAATTATACGTGACAAACGTTATATAATTAACGAAATGAAAGTGAACTTAACAAGTGGTGAAGTTGATTTGTCTTTAATCAATGATTTTAGAGCAGTTGCAAATGTTAATTTACCTATTCAACAAGCCGCAACAACAACAGTTGAAGTGCCAGTATTCATCGAGAATGGTCAAACATCAACAGAGATATGCGTGGGTGCTACTTGCACAACTTACACATCAGAGCAATTAATATCAGTTACTTTACCAACTAACACGTCTGGTGTACCTGTTACAACATCGTTAACACGTGACGGTATACCATACACAACAATTTACCAAGATGCTTAATACAATTATTCAACTATTGAAGTCGAATGATTTCTACGGTCAAAGCGAAATTATCGACATTGCTAAAGGGAAATATAAACTTACTAATTCAATCCGTGAAAGCTACAAACAAGCTAAAAGGGAGTTATACTTAAAACAAGCTACAAATGGCAGAAAAGAAAATAATTGAATTAGAGGTAAAGAATAATTTAGGTTCGCTTAAATCACAGCTTAGAGAGGCACAGGCAGAAGTTGCTAAGTTATCGGAGCAGTTCGGCGTAACGTCTAAAGAAGCAGCAAATGCAGCAAAAAGAGCGGCTGAATTAAAAGACCAAATTGAAGATGCTAAAGCCTTAACAGACGCCTTTAACCCTGATGCGAAATTTAAAGCGTTATCTTCATCTTTAGGAGGTGTTGCAAGTGGCTTCGCTGCTTATCAGGGAGCTTTAGGTTTAGTTGGTGTTGAAAGTAAAAAGGTAGAAGAACAACTTTTGAAGGTTCAGAGTGCCATGGCTTTAGCAGAGGGGTTGCAAGCTTTAGGAGGTGCAAAGGATTCATTTATTCAGTTAGCTTCGGTTGTTAAAAATCAAGTTGTAGCAGCATTCGCAACGTTAAAAGGTGCATTAATAGCTACGGGTATAGGCGCTTTGGTAGTAACTATCGGGTTTCTATTACCTAAAATAATGGAATGGATTGACGGTACTAAAGAATTAGAGCGTCGACAAAACGCTTTGAATCATGAAATTGATAAAGCCAACATAAAATATCAAAGAAACACTGAACAAATAGATAAAAATACAGCTGCTGAGTTACGTTTAGCGCGTGCAAGAGGTGCAAGTGAACAAGAGTTATTAAACATTGAGAAAAAAGGTAACAAGGAACGTGTAGAAGTACAGAAAAGAACGGTTGCAGAGCTTGATAAATTGCTTAAAGACAAGCGAAATATGTATATCGAGGCTTATGTGGATGAAGATTGGGATAGAGCAAAGGCTTTAAATAAAGAGTATAAGGACTTACAAGCGCAAAGAAATGCTATTTTAAAGGCTAAAAAAGACCAAAATGATGAGTTGAAGTTAAAACAAGAAGAGCTTAATATTAGCACCCTTACAAAACAGAAAGAAAGCTTTAAAGAAACGCATAAAGATTTAAAGGAAAACTTACAAAAAGAAGTTGAAACCTATGAAGAGTATTTTAATAAACGTTTAAAATTCCAAGAAGATACTGAAGCTTTAAGGTTAAAGCCTAAAAAGTTAGAGGACGACCCAAATTCGATAACTGCAAAAGCGATTTCTGATGCTGATGAGTTAATGAAAATACAAGTTGAAACAAGTAATAAAAAACAAAAGATTGACGAGGAAAATGCTGAACGTGAAAAGCAATTAGCTGAAGAGGTTAAGAATAAGAAAATACAAATGGGTCAACAAGCATTTGGGGTGTTAGCAGACTTATCAACTTTATTTGCAAACGGTAACGAAGCAGAACAACGCAAAGCATTTCAAATAAGTAAAGCGGCTAATTTAGGGCTTGCAATTATGAACACTGCCAACGCAGTTACAGGAGCATTAGCAGAGCCAAGTATAGTTCCAGGAGAAAGGTTTTTTAAGGCGGCATTAGCAGGAGCAACAGGGGGAATAAACATCGCAAAAATTGCAGCGACTCAATTTCAGAGTAGTGGCAGTGGCGGTGGTGGAGACACTGCAACAAGTACACCAACGGCACCACGTACACCAAGTTTTGATATTATACAAGCGCAACCACAAATGCAGTTAGGAGCGTTACAACAACAGCCTATTAAAGCGTATGTAGTAAGTGGTGAAGTATCGACAGCGCAAGCCTTAGACCGTAATAGAGTAAGAAATGCAACATTTTAATCAAAACTAAGTTATAAAGATATGCAGAATATAGAGCTAACAATTAAAGACGATGACCAAGGGTGTTTCGCAATTTCATTAGTAGACCGCCCTGCCATTGAAGAGACGTTTATTTTTTTAAGCACATTGGATGTTGAGTTGCAAGTAACCAACGACGAAAAACGCGAAGTTGTGGGACTTGCATTGGTGCCTAACAAACAGATTTTAAGACGAATTAAGGATAAGGAGTTTACTATTTCGTTTAGTGAGGAAACAATCGCAAAGGTTCAAGAACTTTATTTAAAAAAGAATTATAATAACAACGTGACGGTTGACCACGACCATAATGTTGAGGGTGTTAGCTTAATCGAAAGTTGGATAGTTGAGGATGAGAAACACGATAAGTCTAACATTTATAAATTAGATGCTGTTAAAGGTTCATGGGTTGTTAAGATGAAAGTTTACAATGAAGAGGTTTGGCAACAAATCAAAGACGGTAAATTCAAAGGGTTTAGTATCGAGGGAAAATTTGATGGGTTAGACCAACTTGAAGCTGAAAGCCACGAGGATATAATAAACGAAATTAAGGAACTTTTAAAATCAATATAAAATGGGAGTAACAATAATTGACAACACGCAAACGATTAACAATGCAACATGGAAGGTGCAGCCAGACGTACTTGCTTCCGAAAGTGGAATCGTAAAAGAAAACGGAACTATCCACTACATAGATGGAAAGTTAAAATACCATGCTGATGGTTCTATTAAAGAAGTAGGGGTTGGTGTTGATTACGGGATTACCGTGTTAGATAGAATAACAGAGGTGCCAGGTTCACCAACGATTGGAGACCGTTATTTATTTGCAAGTGGGACGTATGCAGGGGTAATTGAATGGGGTGGTACATTTTGGGCGTATGTGTTGCAGAACTCAGCTGCAACGGTTGGGACATTGGTAACCGCAGTTAAAAACAACACTACTTACAGATGGAATGGTACAAGTTGGGCAACGTACACACAACAAAAAGTAATTGATTTAATATTAGCACGTAAAACTGATTCTTACACTTTAGTAGCTGCTGATAACGGTCAAGTAATTGAAATGAACAAAGCTACTGCCAACACTTTGACAGTTCCTTCAGGAGTTTTTACAATAGGTCAACAAGTATTAATCACACAATATGGAGCAGGTCAAACGACAATCGCTGGTTCGGGTGTAACGTTAAGAAGTGACGGTGGCAAACTTAAGATTAACAGTCAATATTCAAGCGCGACAATTCTGTTTATTTCAGCTACGGAAGCGTATGTATTTGGTAATTTAGCATTATAAAATGACTGAGTTTAATAACAAAATAACTCCTTCATTCATAAGATTTAAAGCAGTCACTACCGTAACAGATAGTGACTCTTTATTTTTACAACCAATAGATAGCGAAATACCGAATAGAATAGCAATGCTACAATTCAAAAGCTATTTAGAGGATGAAGATAACGGTGTTCTATTTGGTGGCACAGGACCCGATGAAGATGTTTACAGCTTAACAGGTGGCGTTGGTGCGAGTATTAATTCAGATATATACAATTTATGAGCGACATAACAAAGAGAATTATAATTAAAAAAGGGTCAGGAATTGCAACTATTCCTGCAAGTTCAGACCATAGAGATGGCACATGGTTAAGCACTGATTTGTACATTGGTGAGTTCTACATGAATACTGCAAATGGGAAGATATACACGCGTACATCAAGTGGTATTTCAGAAATAATTTATGATGTTGCGGCTTTTGAAGTGTTAGCAAATAAAGCCACAAATTTCACGGTTTTAAATAACACTAAGTACCCAACAACTCAAGCGGTCGAAAATCAAATTGACGCTAAACTTGTAAGCACTGGCTATTGGAATGTAGCAAGTTCAGAAATTGCAAGGGGTTACAGGGCGCAACACAATTCAACAACTGTACTTTCTGAAAACATTGCAACAGGAACACTACAAGGGACAGCAACAGCGGTGGCGGTGTCAACAACTTCCATGCAAACGAAAAAGACACGTTTAAAAATTGGTGTTTCAACTCCTGCTGCTAACGGTGTTTGCGGTTACAGGTCAACAAGTGCTTTCAATATTATTGACATGGGTTGGAGGTTTTGCGTTGGATTTGGTGTTTCAGATACATCCTTAAATACAGGCGCGCGCCAATTCTATGGGATGACATCGGCAACAACTTTATTAGGTATTTCGTCAACTGTAACTGTAGAAAGTTTGACTAACATAGTTGGTATTGGATCGGATGCTTCTGATACAAACTTACAAGTATTCCATAACGATGGAACAGGTACAGCTACAAAGATAGATTTAGGGGCTAATTTTCCTGCAAACAGAACAGGGAGTGCCGCAACTGATTTCTTTGTGTTTGAATTGTACAACCCATTTAATTCAATGACTGTTTATTATAAGGTTACTTCATTGGAAAACAACGTAACAGTTGAGGGGTCAATAACAACTAACCTGCCAAACGATACAACACCGATAACAATGCAGGCGGTTAGAACTTCGGGAGCGACATCAAACGCGTGTAGTTTTGATATTTCACAATTAACATTAAATTGTTTGTCATGATAGAAGTAATACAAGAAGTAAGGGGAGCTTACACTTATGTAGAAAGTAGCTACTCAAATATAATCAAAGTAGGAAATGAAGTTTTAAATGCTGATGTAACAACCGAAATAACAGCGCAGGAAACTATCATAAATGATTACATCTAATTTACAACAAAGACCCTAAAAAAAGGTTATATAATTATGAATGAAATCAAGTACATTTTAGAGCAAATCAGAAAGACGAAAACAATAGTGCTAATTATAATTCTGCTTGCTTTCATTCTTTTTTATTACAAGTCATTGGTCACTCAAGTAGTGGTTAAAAAAATTGAAAGTGTTGACGAGGTGAAAAAAGACATTAATAACAATGTTTTAATTCAACAAATGTTAAATGAATTGATGACAAAATATAATGCTGATAGGGCTTATATATTTCAATTTCACAACACGATCAAGTACTACGATGGTACGCATAGAAACCACCAATCAATGACCTTTGAAGTTTGCAACAATGGTATTAGTTCGGAAGCGCATAATTTACAGAATATTCCCGTTAGCTTGTACCCGATGTTCTTACAACAGATAATGTTAGAGAAAATGAATTATTGCCAAATAAACAACATCAAAGAGCAAACGACAAAAGCATCGTTATTTAGGCAAGGAATTCAATCGATATGTATAGCACCATATTTTAAGAAAGGAAGTTTTGTGGCTTATATTGGTATTGATTATGTAAAAGAAAATAAGTGTACAGAGATTGATTTTAAGGAGTTTAAAGAGTTTACAAATGAAATAGGTAATATATTAATGTTATGAGAAAAGGAGGTAAAAAAGGTTGCCAATGTAAAGATGGCACGTATTCAAAAGAGTGTTGCGATGGTAACTCTCAAGGGATTGGAAGTACTAACCAACAAACAATTAGTAATGTAAACCATACTATTGAAGTAAGGCAAATTACAACAGAAAGAGGTTAATAAAGTTATATAGTTATGAAAGCAAGAGATAAAATACTAAGCGAGCTTTATAAAGTTGAATTGTCTGAGATTAACGTGGAGTTGAGTTTGATTGATGACTTAAATACTTGGTATGGTGCAAGTCAATCTGTTAAACAAGCATTGACTCAATTACGTTCTAAAGTAATAAAAGATAATCAAGAATTAAAACTTGTTTTTCAAGCTATTGATAAAGTAGAAAGAGCAGCCGCAGAACTAGGTGCAGATGTAATTGTTAAACAAGCACAAGATTCAAGAAAAAAAGCACTAAGTATTAGTTCGGGTTTACTTGGAGGGGCTGACGATATTTTTAAAGCAATTGAAAAATTACCATAAAACAAATATAAATATGACTAAAGAAATAAAAGACGCGTTAAAAACTATCAAGACCTTCTTAGGAATGGATGTGAAGTTAGAGCAAATGAAGTTAGTAGACGGTAACACATTAATTGAAGCCGATTCATTTGAAGTTGGTGCTAGTGTTATGATTGTAGTTCCTGAAGGTGAACCTGTACCTTTGGAAGTTGGTAAATACGAGCTTGAGGATGGTCGTTTACTTATCGTTGAAGAAAAAGGAATGATTGCATCAATCGAAGAAATGCCTGCAGAATCAGAAGAGGAAGAAATTCCTGTTGAAGCTGATGTGACTCCAGAAGTTGAAGTAAAACAACCTAAAAAAGTGGTGTCAATCACTGAGCAACACTTCGCAGAAATGGAATCAAAGATTGCTGAACTTGAAACTAAGTTAGCTGCAATGACTCCAGTAGTTGAGGAAAAAGTAGTTGAGTTGACTGCTGAGCCAAAACCAATTCAGTATAACCCTGAAAACGCAAAACCAATTGAGCATATGGATTTAGCTATAAATACAGGTAAATCAACAAGAGATAAGATTTTAGAAGAAGTATACAACAACAAATAAACAAATAAAAAATGGCTACAACAATTAACATTTCAACTTCATATGCTGGGCAAGATTCCAAACTATGGGTAAAAGCTGCTTTATTAAGCGGTAACACTTTGGCAAATGGAGGTATGACTATCATACCAAACATTGCTTACAAAACTACAATGTTCAAAATTGGAACGGACGACATTTTAAAGAACGCTACGTGTGATTTTGATGCTACTTCTACCGTTACACTTTCTGAAAGAAGTTTGACATTAGAGCAATTTCAAGTAAATTTACAATTGTGTAAAAAAGACTTTTTGGCTACATTTCAAGCTGAAGAAATGGGATTCAGTGCAAACAAAGTATTAGCTAAATCTTTTGTTGACTACTTGTTAGCTTACATCACTGATAAGGTTGCTTCATCTGTTGAGGTGTCTATTTGGAGAGGTACAAATGCAACTGCTGGTCAAATTGACGGTATCGCTACATTATTGGCTGCGGATGCTGCTTTACCAACTGCGAACGAGGTTGCAGGTTCTTCTGCTATTTCTGCTTCTGCTACGGTAATTACTGAATTAGGTAAAATTGTTGATGCAATTCCTGCTGCTTTGTACGGTTCACCAGACTTGAAAATCTACGTGCCACAAGGTGTTATGAAGGCTTACATTAGAGCGTTGGGTGGTTTCTCAGTAGCTGCTACTTCAAACTCTGGTACAGATGCTAAGGGAACACAATGGTACAATGGTGGTGCTTTAACTTTCGATGGTATTCCAATTTTCGTTGCTAACGGATTGGCTGCTAACACTGCTATCGCTGCTGAAACTTCAAACTTGTTTTTCGGTTGTGGTTTATTAAACGATACAAATGAAATCGCGCTTTTAGACATGTCCCCATTGGACGGTTCACAAAATGTAAGATTTGTATTACGTGCAGGAATGGCTGTAAATTACCATTCAGTATCAGATATTGTTACTTACAACATCCCGAATTCAGCAAACTAATTAACTAATTAATAACCAATTAAGGGGAGGGTATATTCCCTCCTTTTTTTTTAAACTTTATTTTTATGCCTTGTAATTTAAGTATAGGACGCGCGGAAGCGTGCAAAGAAGCAATCGGAGGACTCAAAGCGGTGTACTTCATTAATTTTCAGATAGTTCCGTCTGATGTGACTTTCTCGAATGACTTAATCACAGCAGTAACAAACGTGGACAACTTGTACAAGTATGAGTTGAAGTCTAATGAAAATGTATTTGACCAAGAAATTGTATCAAGTCGCGAAGCAGGGACAACGTTCTTTAGACAAACGTTAACAATTAAGTTAAAAAAACAAGACGCAACGACTCACAAAGAAATAAAATTATTGGCTTACTCAAGACCTCACGTATTAGTGCAAAATAACAATGACCAATTCTTTTTGATGGGCTTGTTTAGAGGTGCTGATTTAACGGCAGGAAGTATAAATAATGGCGGATCCCTTGCAGATTTTAATGGTTACAGTTTGACTTTTGTTGCGGAGGAGGCTTTACCTGCACCATTCACAGACATAACAAGTTCAACGACTATTGTTTCTGATTGTTTCACAGGTGCAACAGTAACAACTGCTTAGTCGTGGCTTGTTTAATAACACTTGGACGTTCAGAGCCTTGTAAGGACAGCCTTGGAGGGCTTAAAAACGTTTACTTTATCAATGAAGATATAACATCAAATTTTATTTATAAAGAAACAAGCCCCGGAGTTTATGCAGTAGATGACTACTTTGGTGAGTCAATCGACTACGTAAATTTTGTGCAATACTTATACAAGTTCGAGCTTAAATCTAACGAGAATGTTTACGACCAAGAAATAGTAAGTTCACGTGAAAATGGTACTACATTTTTTCGTCAAACATTGACTATAAAACTAAAAAAACAGGACATTGCAACACACAACGCTGTAAAAACTTTAGCGTATGCAAAGCCGAGAATTTTAGTTGAAAACAACGAGGGGCAATTTTTCTTAGTTGGACTTTTAAGAGGTTGTGATTTAACAGCAGGAAGCATCAACAATGGGGGGGCGCTTGGTGATTTTAGTGGATATTCCATGACCTTCCAAGCCGAGGAGCTTCTACCGTCACAATTTGTGGTAAATGGTACAAGTTCATTTTATTATGACATTATTCCTGCAGGCGGCACAACCGTCACGCAAATAATAACAAGTTAATACACGGAGGGGCTTAAAACACCCCTCTTTTTTTTTGCAACAAAAACACTCTTTTTTAGTTATACTATTACATGATAGTATTAACGACATCCACAAGCCCTCAAATAGTTTACTTCGTGCCACGTGAAGGCACGGGAAACTCCGATAAGATATTTCTAACAGACGAACAAACAAACGTCACCACAACGATTAATATCACTACCTACGCAACAGGTGACTATTACCATACAGCAACAGCTACCTTTGGATTAAAAGAAGGTCACACGTATGTTTGTAAGATAGGCAAAACAAACGACATTAGATTTTACGGGCGTGTATTTTGTACGAATAATCCAAGCTCAAACTTCACTCAAACGGTAACAACAAACGAATTTATTATATATGAATAATAACATTATACAACTATCTTCCTATACAGCTCCCGTAATTGTTGAGAACAATAAAAATGAGTGGGTAGAATATGGTGAAGATAATAACTACTATCAATTTTTAATTGACCGTTATAGTAATTCAGCAACGAACAACGCTGTAATTAATAACATTTGTAGACTAATATACGGTCAAGGGTTAACGGCTACGGATAGCGCGATGAAGCCAAACGAATGGGCGCAACTGTTATCTATATTAAAAGAAGACGATTTAAGACGTATTATCTTTGATTTGTACGCATTAGGACAGTGTGCCTTACAGATTCATTATGATAAGGGACATAAAGCAATTACAAGGGCTTTTCATACACCTATTCAATTATTAAGACCTGAGAAATGCAATAAGGATGGGGACATTGTAGGGTACTTCTATTCTGACAATTGGACGGATCCAAAGAAGTACGTGCCTAAAAGATTCGATTCGTTTGGAACTTCAAAAAAAGAAGTAGAGATATTGTACTTAGCTCCTTATAGTGCTGGGATGAAGTACTTTTCAAATGTAGATTATCAAGGTGGAATTGATTACGCATTGTTAGAAGAAAAAATGGCTGAATACCTTATAAATGAGGTTAGTAACTCTTTTTCACCAACAAGTATAATAAACTTTAACAACGGCACCCCAACTGACGAGATGAAGGATGAAATTTCAGCTCAAGTAATTGGAAAATTAACGGGGTCGAAAGGTAAAAAAGTTGTAATATCATTTAATGAAAATGAAGCTACCAAAACAACAATTGATTCAATACCTTTAAATGATGCTCCAGACCATTACCAATATTTGAGTGAAGAATCTACGTTCAAAATATTACGTTCACATAACGTTACTACTCCATTATTATTTGGTGTATCGGTTGCAACAGGCTTTAGTAGTAATGCAGATGAGATGAAAACAGGAGCGTTGTTATTTGAAAACATGGTTATAAAACCAAAGCAACAAATGATCACTGAAATGATTAAAAAAGTGTTGTCGTTTAATGGTGTTTCTCTTAACCTTAAATTTAAAACTTTGAACCCTTTACAAGGTGATGAGCCACAGCCTGTACAAGAGGTTAAAATGAGTGCACAAGACGAATTAGATGTTGCGAAGTATGGAGAGGATATTGATTTAGATGAATGGGTGTTAGTTGATAGCAGAGAGGTTGATTATGATTTAGAGGATGAGTTGGATGCAGAGCTTGAAAAATTAAACAACCCTACAACACTATCTAAGGTTTTAAACCTTGTGAAAACAGGTACAGCACGCCCAAACGCAAACTCAATACAAGATGGTAAACTTTTCAAACATCGTTACAGATACGTTGGTGAAATAACTGAAAAGTCACGTTTGTTTTGTAAGAAAATGATTCAAGCGAATAAGGTTTATAGAAAAGAAGATATTGTTAGAATGAGTAATGAAATTGTAAACCAAACACGTACACGTTCAGATGGTACAGAAGGTGGTTTAGGGCCACGTGGAGCGACTACATACGATATATGGTTGTACAAAGGCGGAGGAGCTTGCCATCACAAATGGGTGAGAGAGACTTACTTAAGAAAATCTGATGTTAATTCACCAATTGCTAAAAAATACATGAAGGAGTTTAGACCTTCGGTTGCGCGCAAACTTGGTGAGATTGTACCCGTGAATGATAAAAAAGTTTATACACGCCCGATTGATATGCCTAATAAAGGCTTTTTACCTAAATAAATAAGACATGGCAGAAGCACTATTAATATCGAAAAAAGACCTACAAGAATACACTTCACTTAACGCAAATACAGACGTTGATAAGGTTATTCAATTCGTATTGGTTGCCCAAAACATTTGGATTCAACAATACACGGGTAGTAAGCTATTAGATAAAATAAAAACTGATATTACCAACAACACGCTTGCAGGTAATTACATAACGCTTGTGAGGTCGTATTTAAAACCGATGTTGATCCATTTTACTATGGTTGAATATTTGCCTTTTTGCGCTTACACAATTTCAAACAAAGGGATTTATAAGCATCAATCTGAGAATAGCGAAATTGTTTCAAAAGAGGAAGTTGATTACTTAATAGAGAAAGAAAAACGTATTGCAGAAAGTTACTCACAAAGGTTTTTAGATTATATTTGTAAAAACAATAGTTTGTTTCCTGAGTACACAACGAACACAAATGGGGATGTTTACCCACAACATAATAACTATCTAACTAATTGGTATTTATGAAGAAAAAAAAAGAGTATAAACCAAAGGAAGAAAATATAATTAAACTAAAACAATACTTAAATGATATTAGCAAGTCACGGAATAATAGCAAGTAGTGGTTCGTCTTTTGACGCGGATGCACTTTCATTCATAACAGCCTCTGCAATTACTGACAACACACAAAAAACAGCGATTAATACGCTTGTAACTGATTTAAAAACGTACAATATTTGGACTAAAATGAAAGCCCTTTATCCATTTGTTGGAGGTACTGCTTCAACTCATAAGTGGAATTTAAAAGACCCTAGAGATTTAGATGCAGCTTATAGATTGGTGTTTAATGGTGGATGGACTCATTCAAGCACAGGAGCATTACCAAATGGAACGACTGCTTATGCAGACACTAAGATAACGGCAAACCTTCATCTTGTTAATAACGATAATCACTACTCATTTTATAACAATGGTACTGTTTCAAATTCAGGTACAACTATGGATATTGGTGCGGGTGATGCATCCGGAGAGGTATATCTGTGGACTTACAGAGAGGATTTTACTTTAAAATATGACAATGGTAGTAGTGTTTCAAATAGAGTTTCTGCTGCAACAAATAACAACGGATTTTCAATAGGTTCGAGGGTGAATAATAATACTCAAAAAATTTATAAAAATGGAACTTTACTAAACACAAATACTAATACAAATGTAATCTCGTTGCCAAATAAAAATATATTAATATCTGCTGGTAATAATAATGGAGTTGTATCATTTTTTTCGGATAAACAATCAGCATTCGCATCAATCGGTGACGGTTTAACAGACACAGAAGCATCTAATTTTTACACAGCGGTACAATCATTTAACACAACTTTATCACGTCAAGTATAATGAAAGTAAGACAATTAACAACAGAGCAAAAAAACACGTTATTAGGTCAGAGCTATGACGGTGTTCAATTCTTTAACCCTACATTAGATGCTAATGGGGTGTGGTTTATTTCAAATGAAGAATACTTCAATTGTACAACAGATATTTTATTCGGTTGGACTTTACCCGAAATAGACTACAATCCCGTAATAACAGAATTTCCTATATGAAGCGTAAGTTTTACGAAGGGCAAATAATCAAGAATAAGGTCGTTCAAACGGTATGGAGCGACTCAAGTAATTACATGATAAAATATAAAGATGGAAGTTTTGAAGTTATTAAAAAATAGATGGAACGCACCAACGCCAAACTTTTGGAAGAAAGTACAAAGTGTTGGAATAGTAATCGGAGGTTTAGGAGCGGTTTTAATCGCACCGCCTTTCGGTTTAGCAATTGCACCTTATATGGTTGCGGTTGGGTCAGTAGCAGGAGTATTATCACAACTTACAGTGGATGAGCAACGTTAGAAGTTACACAACAGACCAACTACTTGATAGAGTAGAAGAGTTGAAATCATTTAAAACTATTCCATTAGGATATTGGATCCTTGGTGTTAGAAGCAATGAGGATGCGCCAAATAAGTACGACGATAAGTTTTACTTATTCAATGGTGAACAATTTGTAAAAGTTGTTACAGGCACAACGAACCCTGGCACACCAATATTAGAAGGTGGTTTTCTAAAGTATAACAAAGTAGGTGCAGCGGTTGTTAAGTCTAACGAATGGTACTACGATGTATGGGCTTATGGATTGCACCAAGGTAAGATGCCTGCGCTTAGACAAGTTGGTAACTTCATTGTTTACCGTGATGGAGATAGGGATGGTAAATCTGAAGAAATCGGAACACCTATTAAAGGCAGTGGTTACGGTATTAATTTTCATTCAATATCTAACGATTTATCCGTAAAAAAAATAGGTGAAAACATTGGTGGTTATTCAGCAGGTTGTCAAGTATGCAATAATGTAGAACAATACAGCATGATCATTAACATGATTAAAAATCAAAATAGAATAACATACTGTTTATTAGAAGAATTTTAGTACCTTTATAGTGTGTTTTGGAGCGGTTTAGAAATAAATCGCTTTTTTTTGCTTAAAAGTTTGCATATTAATAATAAATATTTAAATTTGTAACATAATTAAAAACGTAAACACATGAAAACAGGATTATCAAGGTCAGCAGAAATGAGAGCAGTAGATTACATTATCGAAGGTATGGAACCTTTAGAAGCTGTTAAACAAGCAATTTTAGATGAAAATAAATTAATTGCTGAAATGCTTGAGCAAAAAACTGAAAGAAGTAAAAAAGCTCTAAATCAAATAATGAAAAATGTTTACGGGATATCCCATATTTTAAACTAATTAAATCAGGGGTGCGACTGTAACGCACGTTTAACATGAAAGCATCAGAATTAATTGAAAGTCAAATTACCGAAATTAGAGATATTTTAGGTTATGGCAACAAATTCGAAAAAATTCCTTATTCAAAGGAGCTAGTAACAGAAACGCAAAAAGTTGTCGGAGAAAATTATTTATTCATTTTAAAAATTATGGGACATGAAGCACGCTAGAACTTTACTTTACATTTTAATATGTATAATTATTATTGGTTTTGTGAATCAGTATTGGAACACATCGACAGCGATATGGATTGCATTTGGTTTATTAGGTTGTTATTTAATAGGTAGAAGTTATGAAGACGTTAATTAAAAAAATATTCAAGGTAGACACGTTAATTATGCCCTCAGATGTTGAATTTACAAAGATTGACAGCGATAGTGTATGGGCAACGTTTGAAGACCTTAGAGAACGTTTATACATACAAGACGGTTTAGTTTACGATGAACCTGGTGATCGCATCTGTACGACAATGGAACTTGAGCAATTTGTAGAGTTTGCAGAAATTAATAAATGTATAACGTGTGGTGGGTCAGGTGAGTACATGGTTACCGATTACGACCAAGACGCACCATTTCAAAACATTTTAATAAATTGCTATTGTGAGAAACCCTTCGAACTATGATTACATTTACGAGCGTGTACGTAACATGCTCGAAGCTGGATGGATTCAGCTGGACATCGCTAAACATTTAAACGTACCCGTTGCAACCGTTGGACACGCGATCGCAACATGGGAAGGAAAAAAGTATATAACAAGCCTGTATTTTGGGCATAAAAACCAACCATATTATGAAGAAGATTACATTTATAAAACCCCTACTTATGACGAGTTGTCTCCTGATGAGCAGTATCTGTGGCGCTCAATTGACTTTACAGCAAATAAAGGACAAGGGCATAAAACATCCTGAAATTGTTTACGCACAATATCGCCTTGAAACAGGCAACGGAGTTAGTAGAGCATTCACGGAGTACAACAATGCGTTTGGATTCATCTACAAAGGTCGTTTAATGCGTTTTAAGAGCGTTGACGCTTGCGTAGAGTATTACAAGACGTGGCAAGATAAAAGATACGTTAAAGGCGATTATTACGTGTTCTTGCAAAAAATAGGATACGCGGAAGAAGAAGGATATATTCAAATGTTAAAACAATTTTAAGTATGCACTACAATTGGAAATTAAGTGAAGCAAATTTCACGAAAGATAAAGGAAAAGTGTTTAGTTGTTTTGCGTGTGGTGGGGGGTCTACTATGGGATACAAGTTGGCTGGATTTGATGTAATAGGCCACAACGATATAGACCCTAAAATGGTAGAAGTTTACAAAGCAAATCATAAACCAAAATATTCATTTTTAGAAAGTATTACAACATTTGCGAAACGTAAAGATTTACCAAAAGAACTATATGAGTTAGATATTTTAGATGGTTCACCACCTTGTAGTAGTTTTTCAATGGGTGGTAATAGAGAAAAGGATTGGGGGAAAGAAAAGAAATTTAGAGAGGGTCAAGAATTACAAGTTTTAGATACTCTATTCTTTGACTTTATAGACCTTGCGAAAGAATTACAGCCGAAAGTAGTTGTAGCTGAAAATGTAAAAGGATTATTGTTAGGTGAAGCTAAAAAGTATGTAATTGAAATTTACAAAGCATTTGATGAGGCTGGGTATACTTGCCAACACTTTTTATTGAACGCATCAAAAATGGGAGTTCCACAACGTAGAGAGAGAGTGTTTTTCATTTGTTTACGCAAAGATTTAGCACCTAAATTTATGGAATCAGTAGATATGTTTACAGAATTACCTAAATTAGAATTGGAGTTTAATGAAAGAGAAATTGTTTATTCAGAAATAGAAACAAAAGAAAGAGGTAAGGAAATAACATTGAAAAAAATACAAAATGTATTTTATGAAATAAATCCAGGGGAAGGATGCGGTAATTTCTTTAGAAGAACAATAGGAAAAGAAACGTATTTTAATTATAATAAAGCACACCCTAAACAAGTTATCCCAACAATTATAGCTAATAATGACTGTGGGACATTTCATTATTCTAAACCATTTTTTTTAAGTGATAAAGAATTAAAATTAGCTGGATCATATCCTTTAGATTATAATTTTTTAAAATTAAAACCTAAATATCTTATAGGTATGTCAGTTCCTCCTTTAATGACTGGTAAAATTGCAGAACAGATTTATAAACAATGGCTAAGCAAATTAAAATGAAAAAGATAATTATAGCAGCATCTTTGCTAATGGCAGGATGCGCAAAGGAAGAAATAAAACAGTGCGATTGTTTACGTATAACGGACATAAAGCATGATTCAATTGTAATGTATAAAAACAATATTTACACCGCTGAAATAACAATGATAAGCGATTGTACATTTCTAAAAACAAAACGTATGTTTACTAGTGAAATAGAACCATATAAGCAAAACAAAGTAGGTGAATGCTGGCAACCTCCTTTTTAACCAACTAAACCGATCTAACAAGTCGGTTTTTTTTTGATGTGTACTTTTTAAAAACAATGTGTACTCACTTAAATAACTATAAAACAATATGTTAATACCAAATAGTACGCTTTTTCAAAAAAATACCTATTGTATAATATATTTACACTATTTTATATTATTTATTTATGCGAAATATTTATTTTTTATTTCCCCTTTTTTAAAAAAAATAGCTAAAAAATGTGTTCGATTCGTACTATTGAGTATAATAGATTGATAAATAGACTTTTACACGCAACACATTGCGCAACACATTAAGTACACATCGATAATTATACACCTTATTTAGATTTAATATAAATTACAATATATTTGTATTTAATTAAATTTAATTACTATATTTGCATTTGTAGAGTGGAAGCTACAGTAAGAAATTTTTTATAAATTCCTCGAGTTGAAGTGACTTCCACCACCGATACTCGAGGTTTTTTATTTTATAGAAATTATGAATGTTGATTTTTACAAAGACGCCTATCAGAACACACCGATAGGAAGACCAAAAAATGTGTTATTTTATTTAGATCGCATTAGAAATGGGGATAGCAAAAAAACAATTGAATTAGTTAGAGCTGAATTAGATTCAAAAAAGAAATCTAAAATTAAACTACAATTATCAGCTGTTACATTTGCAGGTACATTTACCACAAGGTCAAAGGATAATTTAAAAAAGGCAAGTGGTTTATGTATATTGGATTTTGACAAACTTAAAAGCTATGATTTAGTTTTAGAATTAAAAGAAAAACTTAAAGCTGATAGTTACGTTTATTCAACATGGATAAGTCCTTCTGGCGATGGTTTAAAGGCTTTGATTAAGATTCCTTCCATTGAATCGAATGACGAGTACAACAAGTATTATAAATCAATTGTAAAGCATTTCGAATGGGTTAATATAGAGTATGGAAGTAATACAATAGATACTTCAGGACAGGACATTTCACGCCTATGTTTTGAATCATACGATTCTGAGATTTATATAAATTTAGAATCTGATTTATACGTTGACTTTGAAAGAACTGAATTAGTAGAAATAAACAGCACTTTAGGTGTTATTACTAACATTCCTTTAACAGACCAAGACCAAATAGCTAACAGGTTAATGGTATGGTTTAAGAAGTCTTATAACGGTGTAAATCGCAACAATTCCTTCCATAAACTTGCACTTGCTTTTAATGATTTTGGAGTTGAAAGGTTTATTGCTGAAAAATACATTTTAGCAAATGAACAAAAGGATTTTGATAGTAAAGAAATATTAGCATTAATTAATTCAGCTTATAAGCATACCGCTAACTTTGGGACAAAACAATTTGAAGATAAGGTTAAATTAAAGACCATTTCAAATATGATTCTAGTCGGTAAGACAAACGACTATATTAAAAAATCATTTCCTGACCTTACTACTGAAAAATTAGAAGCTGAAATAATAGCGCAAAAAAGTAAAATTGATGTCAACAAATTTTGGAGCCACAATGAGGAAGGGAAGTTAGTTGTTTCACATCACAAGTTTAAATTCTATTTAGAAAACAAAAACTTCTTTAAGCATTTTCCGATTGATAAATCAAAGACTTTTACATTCATAACTAAGGAGGGTAATTTTGTAGACGAGGTAACAGAATTTCAAATTAAGGATCATGTACTAAACGAATTGTTAAGTAGTGATAGTTTAGAGCCTTTTGATTTAGTTGCAGGTAGTACAAAGTCTTTTACACCGCAATATTTATCAATGCTTGAAACAGCAAAATTTAACATAGAGGAAGACGGCTCAGACTTTGCAATTTTATACTATCGTAACTGTGTAATTAAAGTTTTTAAAGATGGTTTCCAAAAAATGAACTATGAAGACTTAAAAGGTTTTGTTTGGAAAAAACAAGTGATTGACCGTGACTTTATAGATGCAGACCATCACAAGTCGGAGTTTAGAAGATTTCTTTGGTTGGCTGCATCTGAAAACACAAGTAAATACGAAAGTTTAAAATCTGTTATTGGTTACTTAATGCATTCGTACAAAACAAGTGCAAACAATAAAGCGATAATATTTAACGATGAAACAATTTCAGACAATCCAAACGGTGGTTCGGGTAAATCTTTATTTTGGAATGCTTTGGGTAAAATGAAAAAGGTTTCTGCAATCGATGGTAAAACATTTGAGTTTACTAAGTCATTCCCTTATCAATCGGTGCCTGTAGATACTCAGTTACTTGTATTTGATGATGTTAAAAAGAACTTTCAATTTGAATCTTTATTCTCATTAATAACAGAGGGTATTACTTTGGAATACAAGGGGCAAGATGCAATTAAACTTCCTGTTACTAAATCACCAAAAATAATAATTACAACAAACTATACTATTGGAGGTGTTGGAGGGTCTTTTGAACGCAGGAAGTTTGAAGTTGAAATGAGTAGTTATTTTAATTCTAATTACACTCCATTAGATGAGTTTGGTCATATGTTATTTGATGATTGGGACGAAAACGAGTGGGCAAGGTTTGACCAT